CCTCCAAGCCAAGCATCGTGCCCGGTATTACCGCAAAGAATATTGCTCAGGGTGGAGTAGAAAAGGGCCGTCCCGCTCCAACACCAAAAGAATTGATTGGTGATAAGGAAGTGGTCAATCGTCCCGGTCACAAAGCCGCTTTGAAACCAGCACCAAAAGCAACCAACAAAGAAGTTGCAAGTGTCAACAAAAAGAGCGTCGAAGACGGCAAGAAGTAGTAATCATTATAGCAAAAAGCCCTCAGATTAATCTGAGGGCTTTTTCAATTGTTTGCAAAAATCCAATACCAATTTTTCAATGTCTTTTTCGGTATATGGAATCACACGTAATGGAATACCATTCTCTGCACAATACTTTAATTTGATCCCATATTCCCGCTCATTCATATTTAGACCATAGAAATAACACATATTGCATAAATACAACTGAGAGGAAAATTATGAAACAAAATTTGTTTGAGTACCACAGTCCAGACAATTTTACAAGTGAAATATTAGAATCCGTTGATACCCTCGGTCAAAAACAAAAACATCTATACTTAAAAGGAATTTGCCTTGAAAGCGAAGTGAGAAATTTTAACAATCGTGTGTATCCCCTGCATGAAATCAAAAGAGCAGTAGAAACTTTGTCTGAACAGATTAAAAAAGGTTCGATATGTGGAGAACTTAATCATCCAGCCGACTTACAAATTAATTTGGAAAGAGCCGCGATTCAAATTTCTGAAATTTACATGAATGGCACCCAAGGTCACGCAAAATTAAAAGTGCTTTCAACTCCAATGGGGCAAATTGTCAAATCCTTAATTGGAGATGGAATAAAGCTAGGAGTATCAAGTCGAGGAAGTGGCGAGGTCGATCCTTATTCTGGAAAGGTATCAAATTTCGAGATTCTTACGATTGATGTGGTATCCACGCCTTCAGCACCAAATGCGCACCCAGCGCCAGTGTATGAAAGTTTGTTGAACGCTAATAATGGTTATAAAGCATTGCAGGTTGCAACTGAAGCCCAGCGTGATCCACAGTTACAGAAATATTTGAAAGAATCCTTAACTGGTTTCATTAAAGATTTAAAGAAGTAAGGAGAGTTATGTATCTAAGTGAAGAGTTATCCAAGTATCGTACAATTTTGAGTGAGAATGATTTAGGACTTATTGATCCTCCGGGAGAAGTTTCTACTTCATCAACTGAGAACGACGAAGCATCAATTTATAATGATTCTGCTGCTCCAAAAGAATCTTCTTTTGATTATGGTGATTATGATGGTGGTACCAATAATCAAGGTGCCTCAATTTATGACAAAACAAGGTCAACGGAAACTAAATCTGTTGAAAAGACCGAAGAAGATACCCCCGAAGAGAAAGAAAATACTCCAGAAGAGAAAACACCAGTAAGTGTTAGCGAACAGATGGCTATGTATCGCAAATATATTGAAACAGAATTAACAGAGTCTTGGGATACCAAGATGGATACCAAGGAAAAAGATAAGGGTATGTTCAAGGGTAAGACTCTCGCTGAATTGAAGGCCGAACTCAAGAAATGTAAGGAAACTCCAAAGAAAACTGAAGCTCTCAAGAAGAAAGAGCATCAGCTTGAATTTGCCATTCGTGCGAAACAGAAAAACAAATGGGGAAAAATTAAAGAATCAATTGAAAAGCATAAGCATACTTGCCCAGAGTGCGATGACACTCTTACTTGCAATAATCCAAAAGATTGTCCCGGCATTGGCAAGAACGCATTGTGTGGATCTTGTTCTAAACCAACCAAGAAAACTCCAATTAAAGAATCTCGTAAACCCGGACCATGGGGCCAAAAATGATTTCAAGTATAGAAAGAGGTATTAAATCAGCGATCAAAGAAGTTAATGCCGAAAAATATCTGTACTATACTCAATTAACCGAATTTGATACTTTTGCAACTGATTTTGCCACTTTCAAAAAATCTTGGAAATACTCTGGATGGTATGAAAAGAACGTAAACGAAATTACAAAAATTCAAGAAGACATGAGGAAGAAATGAAAGAATCTTTGCAAGAATTAATTCAGTACATTGAAAAAATTTTAGAGAACGATCTTGACTTTTCAACCAAATGTTTACTTAAATTCATCACTAAAAGATTGGCAGAAATAATTTCTGCCACTTTTGAAGCTTAACTAACCACATTATTATTACTTTAATAAATAATACTGAAGGAGATATCAAATGATTGAAACTCTAAAGCCATTGATGGAAAGCGGATTGCTAAATGAAGCAACACTTACTGCTGTCAATGAAGCGTGGGAGAATAAAGTCAAGGATCTTCAGACAACTATTCGTACTGAAATCCGAGAAGAATTTTCAACTCGCTATAGTCATGACAAGGCTTCAATGATCAAGGCTCTCGATAAGATGGTGTCTGAGACATTGACTGCTGAAGTTACAAAAATTAAAGAAGGACAGATTCAGGTTTCCAAACTGAAAGTTAAAGCTGTAAAAGAAATGAAAGACGCTGCAAAGAAATTCAATACTTTTCTGACTCATGCTCTTGCTGAGGAACTTGCTCAGTTTGCCCATGAGCGTAAGTTGCAAGAGTCTCATAAAGCAAAGCTTGAGCGGTTTGTTATGTCAAGTCTTGCAGAAGAGATTAGTGAATTTTCACAGGATAAGCAAGCACTTACTGAAACACGAGTAAAGCTTGTCACTGAAGCAAAGACACAGTTGGAGACTTTGAAGAAGAAGTTTGTTGCTCGTTCTAGCCAAGCTGTTTCGGCTATTGTTGCAGAAACATTGAACCATGAAATCACACAGTTACATGAAGATATTAAGGTTGCAAAACAGAACACCTTTGGTCGTAAAATTTATGAAGCATTTGCATCTGAATTTGGTGCAAGCTATTTGAATGAGAATGCCGAGGCTAAGAAGTTTCAGACCAAGATTGCCGCTCTTACTACTGAACTCAAGGAAGCAAAAGTTGAAGTTAATAATAAGAAAAAACTTGTTGAATCTAAGATGAAAGAAGTTAAGACTCTTCAGGAACGCGCAAATCGTGAAAAGATTGTTGGTGAGCTATTGGCACCACTGGATAAGAGTAAGAAAGCTGTTATGGGCCAATTGCTTGAATCAATTCAAACTGTACAACTTCGTTCTGCATACGATAAATATCTACCATCCGTTCTGAATAACAGAAATATCTCTGCAAAGAGTAAGTCTGTTCTGTCTGAATCTACTGGTAGTAAGACTGGTGTAATGAATGATGAAGATAACACCCTCAATGAGATTTTGAATCTAGCAGGGCTTAAAAAGTAATTATAAAGGAGAAAAAGAGAATGAATCCTCTATTTGAAGCAAATCGTTGGGGCGGCGCAAAGGAAGCCCTCATGGAAGGACTAACTGGTAACCGTAAAACCGTTATGAGTGTAATCCTTGAAAATACTCGCAAGGCTCTAATCAACGAGTCTGCTACAACTGGCTCTACCTCTGCTGGCAGCATCGCAACACTTAATCGTGTTATTCTACCTGTCATCCGTCGTGTTATGCCAACCGTTATTGCAAATGAACTAGTTGGTGTGCAGCCTATGACTGGCCCAGTTGGTCAGATTCAGACTCTCCGTGTTCGTTACGGACAGAGTGTGACTCCAACTGCTGCTTATCCTTTCAACACCGCTGTAAACGTCGGTGATGAAGCTCTAAGCCCATTCAAGATTGCTACCGCATATTCTGGCTCTGCATCAACTGGAAAGGCTGCTCAAACTGCCGATTTGGAAGGTCTGGCTGGTAATAAGATCAACGTTCAGATCCTGCGTCAGACTGTTGAAGCCAAGGCACGTAAACTGTCTGCTCGTTGGACATTTGAAGCTGCACAGGACGCACAGGCTATGCACGGCATTGATATTGAAGCCGAGATTATGGCTGCTCTAGCACAGGAAATTACTGCTGAAATCGATCAGGAAATTCTTGGATCACTCCGCGCCCTGTCTGGTACCGACTTGAACTTTGATCAGTCTATGGTTTCTGGCACTGCTACCTATGTTGGTGATGAGCACGCCGCACTAGCTATCATGATCAATCGTGCTGCTAACCTGATCGCTCAGCGTACTCGTCGTGGTGCAGGTAACTGGGTTGTTGTTAGTCCAGTTGCTCTAACCGTTCTACAGTCTGCAACAACTTCTGCTTTTGCTCGTACCACAGAGGGAAGTTTTGAAGCACCAACTAACACCAAATTCGTCGGAACTCTAAATGGCGCAATGAAGGTTTATGTTGACGGTTATGCAAACGATTCAATTCCTGTTCTCGTTGGTTATAAAGGACAGTCTGAATCCGACGCAGCAGCATTTTATTGCCCATACATTCCACTAATGAGTTCTGGTGTTGTGCTTGATCCAGTTACCTTCGAGCCAGTTACATCATTTATGACTCGTTACGGTTATGTTGAGTTATCGAATTCAGTTTCATCACTCGGTAACGCTTCTGATTATCTTAGCTCAATCTCAGTTTCAAATCTTTCATTTTCATAAGTTGAAACTAACCAGTAAAATACCCCGGAAGTTATCCGGGGTATTTCACTTTTTCTAAAACAATTTTCTTTATTTCTTCCTTCTTTGAATTCCAATCATATTCCCAAATTTGAAGTAATGTAATTCCTAACTCTGCACATTTATCGAATTTCCATTTATCGCGCTCCCATATTTCTGAAGCCGTGATATTTTTCTTTCTTTTGTGTAAATCGGTTGGATTATACAGTCGCGGATTCATGTGCATTACATCGCCTTGAAATTCAATTGCAAAATTATGTTCTGGAAAATAAAAGTCAAGTTCTTTTGCTTTGTTTCCATGAAGATATTCAGAATGATCGGAGAACTTCAATACCGTTCTATTTGACTGTTCAAATGGAATATTCAAAGACGACAACCATGTTGATATTTCTCTCTCGTATGAACTGCCGTGTCCATCTAAATTAATGATATCTAGCTCATGAAGAGTGTGGTAATTTTTGATAGTTCTGGCAGTTATATTCAATAGATCGCATATATCTTTGATATTCATAGTGA